ATGTTAATGTGAGGTCAGGGAAAATGAACGTGATACATGGTTTCTGACTTCAAATTCAATGGAATAAGTAAGTTGGGAGCGATGTAAAATGGAACAAATGCAAATGAATATGCCAGATATGTACGATGCTGCATTGTATCTTCGGTTATCGAAAGATGATATGGAAGAGGGAGGTGCGAAGTCAGAGAGCAACAGCATTGCAAATCAGAGAGAGTTACTTCGGAGCTTTGTAAAAAGCCAGCCGGATATTCAGATCTTTGATATATATGTGGATGACGGATACTCAGGAGGAAATTTTGACCGACCTGAGTTTAAACGAATGACAACTGATATAGAAGCTGGAAAAGTAAACTGTGTGATTGTAAAAGACTTATCCAGATTCGGAAGAGAGTATATAGAAGCCGGGCGATGGATCGAAAAGACCTACCCGGCTTTAAATGTGCGTTTTATTTCAGTTACAGACCAGTTCGACAGTAAAACAGCAGATTTTTCAGAGAAGTCATTTGTAGTTCCAATCAAAAATTTTGTAAATGAAAGCTATTGCCGGGACATTTCCGGTAAAGTGCGAAGCCATCAGAAAATCAAACGTGAAAAAGGTGAATTTATTGGAGCATTTGCCCCGTATGGTTACTGCAAAGATCCGGAGAATAAGAACTGTCTGGTGATTGATTCTTATGCAGCAGATATTGTAAGAAAAATATTTTCATGGAAAATTGATGGGTTCAGTCTTGGAGCAATCGCAGAAAAACTGAATGTACGTCATGTGCAGTCGCCAAAAGAATATAAAAAGGCAAATGGCGAGAATTATAATTCTGGATTTCACAGCTCAGACACACCGAAATGGTCGGCAGTGCAGATCAAAAGGATTCTGACAAATGAAGTCTATATTGGAAACATGGTACAGGGCAAGCAGGAACGAATCAGCTACAAGGTAAAACAACGTTTGGATAAGCCAGAAGCAGAGTGGGTGAAAGTAGAAAATACGCATCCGGCAATTATCAGGCAAAATGATTTTGACGTAGTGCAGAAGCTGCTTCAATATGATGGCAGAGCATCAAAAACATCAGACAGTGCAAACTTTTTTTCGGGATTTGTGTTTTGTGGAGATTGCAAGACACCGATGATACGCAGGGTAAATCAGTATAAGGGGAAGAAAAAAGCTTTTTATATCTGCCAGACAAAGAATAAAGGTGGAGATTGTACCAGACACAGTATTCCGGAAGAGGTGCTGAAAAGAATTGTGTTGAAAGAGATTCAGGCATATACGGCACTTTTTATAGACTATCAGATGATTATGGAAGAACTTTGTGAGATGCAAGTCAGTTACGATCAGGTAATTGGTTATGATACACAGATTAGTAAGTTACAGGAAGAATATAACCGCTATTACAGTCTGAAAGCATCTTTGGGTGATGACTTGAAAGAGGGACTGATCAGTAAAGAGGAGTTTGATGATTTTCGGGAAAGTTACGGAAGAAAATGTGAAGAACTGGAGCAGATGATTGAAAATCAGAAAAAGCTGGTAAAGCAAATGTTTGAGGGTGGAGTGTCTGCAACTGTTCAGTTGGAGGACTGGAAATCAAAGAACTGGATCGCACATTGCTGGCACTGACCGTAGATAAAATCTATATTTATGAAAATAAGCAAATTAAAATTCACATCCGTTATCAGGATATGATTGAGAAAATGAAAGTCATAAGACGGTTTTATGCGGAACACCGGACAGAGTGCAGGAAAGAGGTGGGATAAATGGCAAGGACAGCAAAAAGATATAAGAAAAACACAGAGAAGAAAGTTCTTGGGATTCCGGTATGTATGGCTGCAATTTATGCCAGATTATCCGTAGACAGTGATGAAAAAAAGTCGGAATCTATTGAAACACAGGTTACGCTGATAAAAGAATTCATTCAGAAGCACAATGAAAATCCAGACAGAGAGTATGAGATTGCTGTATATGACATTTATTCTGATCTGGGAAAAACTGGAACAAATTTTGACAGACCGGGATTTGAACGGATGATGAATGATGTCAGGGCAGGTAAAATAAACTGTATTCTGGTAAAGGATTTCTCACGATTTGGAAGAAATTACATCGAAACTGGTAACTATCTGGAAAAGATTCTTCCTTTTATGAAAGTACGGTTTATTTCTGTATGTGACAACTATGATTCATTTGCACCTGGTGCTAAGAATCAGGAATTATCCATGAATATCAAAAATCTTGTGAATGATGCTTATGCGAAAGACATTTCTGCAAAAGAACGGGCTGCGAAACGTATTGCACAGAAAAATGGTGAATATGTGGGATCTACAGCTCCATACGGATATCGTGTGGAAAAGGTAAATGGGATTTATAAGTTGATTGTGGAACCGGAATCTGCAAAGATTGTCCGTAGGATTTTTGAAGAATATGCTTCTGGAGATGGTATACAGAGTATTATTGACAGGCTGTTTGAGGATGGAGTACATCGTATTTCAGACTATAACCAATATCATCATGTGTACTGTAAGGACGGAGAAAAGCTTCATCAGTGGGGAAATTCTTCGATACGTGCGGTGTTGAACCGAAATAATTATTATGGTGATCTGGTTCAGAGAAAATATGAATCCAGATTTCAAAGAGGTGAAAAATGGTGTGATATACTGGATGAAAGCCAGTGGATTATTACGCCAAATGCCCATGAGCCGATTATCAGCCGAGAACTGTTTGACAAAGCACAAGTCAGGTTAAAAGCAGCACAACAGAAAACAACAAAAACTACGGCAGGATGGGAAGAGGATGAAAGAGCATTTTATAATGTATTCTATTGTGGAGACTGCAAGCGGAAAATGTGTACACGCAGATACAGAGGCAATGTGTATTATTTTTGCAACGCTGCTCAGTATCGGGATGAAAGGAAATGTAGTCATAAATCTATCTCTGAAGAAAAATTGCAGAAAATTGTCCGCTCGGAGCTGACCAGACAGTTTCAGTTATCTGGCTTACGGAAAAAGGATATGTCTGCTATAAGCAGTGTGGTATTTCTTTCCAAAATCAAAGAAGTTCAAACAGAAATCAGAAAACTGGATGTAGATATGGAAAAACGTTCAGAAAAACTGGCACAGGCATTTATGCAATATAAAGAGGGGGAACTTTCCAAAGAAGCCTATATAGAAATGAAAGATGACCGTAATAGCTGGAAAGAGTTCTGCGAAGAGAGAAAGAAGTCTTTAGAGCAGACCATACGAAAGCTGGAAAAACAGCAGAAAGAAGAAGCCAGATTTTTACGAAGCCTGCTGGAGCTGGATGGGACAACCAGAATCAATGCGGAATTTGCAGAAGGCTTGATTGAAAGTATGTATCTATATGGTGATGGCAAACTGGAAATCAACTTCGGGTTTAAGGGGGCGGTAGAACATGAGTGATCAGAAACTGATTATTGGATATTACCGCCTTTCCATGGAAGATGACTCAGAGGGAGAAAGTAACAGCATTATTAATCAGAGAAAACTGGTAAAAGATTATATTTCCAATATTCCTGAACTGGTGGCTATGCCCTTTCAGGAGTTCTACGACGATGGATATTCTGGTTCCAGTATGGAACGTCCGGCAATTAAGCAGGTTCTGGAACTTGCCAGGGAGAATAAAGTGCAGTGTATTGTAGTAAAAGATTTTTCACGTTTTGCCAGAAACTATATTGAGATGGGAACTTATCTGGAACAGATTTTTCCATTCCTGGGAGTACGATTCATTTCTATCTCAGACCGATATGATTCTAAAGATTATAAGGGAAAGAGTTCGGATATTGAAGTACAGTTTAAAGGACTGATAGCAGATTTTTATGTGAAAGACCAGTCCGTAAAGGTAAAAGCGGCAGTCAGTACCAGACGAGGAAAAGGTGAGTATTGCTGTGGCTCTGCACCGTATGGGTATCGAATCAATCCTGAAAATAAGAAAGAACTGGTGATTGTAGAGGACGAAGCGGAAGTGATTCGCAGAGTATTTGAACTGACCAATCAGCGATATTCCAAGATGGAGATTTGTAAGTTATTCAATGAAGAGGGTGTATTGACTCCCTTGCAGTCTATGAGCAGACGACAGAAATCAGACAGCAAGAAAGCTGCATCAAGAGGATTGCAGTGGACGAGTGATATGATACGGAAGATTGTGGATGATAAGACTTATATAGGCTGTATGGTCTATGGAAAGACAAAGATTCCAGATCCCGGAACAGGGAAAGAAGTACCAGTGCCGAGAAATCAGTGGAAAGTGATGGAAAACCATCACGAGCCGATCGTATCAAAAGAGGTCTTTGAGAAAGCACAGTCTCTGCAGATCAGATACACCAAGAAAAGCAAATTTGACAGGGAAACAACACTATTAGGTGGCTATGTAAAATGCGGGAATTGTCGCAGAAGTCTGACTTCAAGCAGTCCTGTTCATGGTCATATCCTTTATAGCTGTGCTTACAGTAAAGGAAAAGAAGATACAGCGTGTTTTGCCGGGAAAGCGGATAACAAAATGCTGGAGCATATCGTGCTGGCAGAAATAAAGGCTTACTTACGTCAGAATATCAGCCAAGAACAGATGCAGCAATCCATGA